ACGTGCCCCAGACCGGGGCCGAAATCGTGGCCACGGCCGCGCCGATCGCCGCAATACCCGATGACAGGGCGGCGACACCGGGAACCGCCAGCGCAATGCCTTTCAAACCCGCCACCAGGCGTCCGATAGTGCCGAGGGGCTGGCCAGACATGGCCGCCAGTGCAGATTGCAATCCGATCATGGAGCTTGCCGCCGTGCGCGCCCCGATGGCCGCCCGGCCGATGCTGTTATAGCCCGCCGCAATCAGCGACAGAACACCCCCGCGCCCCAGAAGCCCGGCAAAGCGCAGCGCCGCCATGGCGCCTTTGAAGGCGATCACCGCCGCGGTGGCACCGACCACTGCCAGCGTCACCTCCGGATAGGCATTCGCCAGATCGGCCAGACGGGTGATCAGCGGCGTGACGGCTTCGGCGAGCTGCGTGATCGCGGGCATCAGCGCATTGCCGATATTGATCTGCAACTCGGTCAGAATGTTCTGGAACCGCTGCATATTGGCCTGGAACGTGTTGTTGCGGGCAGCAAACTCTGCAAAAGCCGAGCCTGCGTAATTGGCGCGATCCCCCACCATGCCGAGCGTGTCCTCGACAAGGCCAAGGTTGGTCAGCAGCGGTCCGAGCGCACGGGCCTCATTGCCAAAGAGCTGCGACGAGATCGCCGCGCGCTGCTCTGCTGGCAACTGGCCGATGCGCCGAAGCACGTCGATCGTGGTCTCGACCGCGTTTTCCTGCATGGAGCGGGCGGTATCTTCTGCGTCGATCCCAAGGGCTGCGAAAGCGCGGCGCTGTCCGGCGGTGGCGGCCTCGCCTTTTGTGAGCGCCGCCCCCATGTTTCGGAATGACGTCGCAGCGACCTCGCTGGTCGAGCCTGCTGCCAGCATTGCGGAGGCGAAGGCGGATGTTTGCTCAGCCGTGAAGCCAAACATGGTCGCCTGCGCGCCCACACGCTGGACCACGTCCAGAATATCCGCCGCACTCGAGGCCTGGCTGTTGGACAGATGGTTCATCGCATCCGCGAGCAACACCGTCTCATCAATGGTCAGCCCGAGGGCCGTCATCAGGTTGGCCATCGAGCCACCCGCCTGATCGGCGCTGATATCAAACGCCACCCCGATCCGGGCAGCAGCATCCGTGAACCGGATCAGGTCCTGACCAGCGATCCCGGCCTGGCCTGCTGCGGCGGCAATGTCGGCAAGGCCCGTCACCGCGATGGGAATGTCGCGCGACAGCGCAAACAGGTCCTGCTGGAACTGCGCAAAGGCTGCAGGGCTCGGGAAGTCCACCACCTTGGCCACATCGGCCATGGCGCTTTCAAAATCCGAGGCGGCCTGGATCGGCGCGCCAATCGCGCCGCGCAGGGCGTAGAAGCTGGCCACTGCATCCACCAGCCCGCCGCGCGCGTCAGCCAAGGCGCGGTTGTTGCGGGTGATGGCCGCGTTCAGGCGGTCCCCGAAGGTGATGGGCTGGCCATTGGTCTCACGGACCGTGTTCGAGATGCCCGCCAGCGCATTCGCCGCCCGACGCGCCGGGCTGGTCACCCGGTCCAGCAGTTCGATGACCAGTTGGGATGTGAGCTGTGTCATCTGGTCACCTCATCTTCGCAGCACGCGCGGGACAGCCTCCACGGCGTCGCGTCACCTCATCTTCGCCGCCCGCGCGAGACGCCGGGCCTCGGCGTGCCAAAGCACCACCTCGGACCAATCCATCTCCTCAAAGGCCGTGAGCGGCGTGTTCAGCCAGTGGGCGGTTTCGGCAACGACCGATCGCCAGGAGGCGAAGCCGTGCCCTTGGGGAAAAAATCCGCAATCACCTCCGACAGCGCGGTGAAGTCGTCGGTGTCCAGATCCTCGATCATCTCAACCGGATAGCCCGTCAGCGCCGAGGCCATGACAATGCCCTGATCCAGGCGGTCGGTGATGCCGTCCAGCGCCGCGTTCATCCGCTTGAGGTCCTTCACCTTGGGCTTGGCAATGCGGATCTCGGTGATTTCGCGGCCCTCGAAGGTCACCGGCGCCGACAGGGAAACGGTCTTTTGTTTTGCTCTATCAGACATGGATCACCTCAAAAGCCATTGGGAAGGCGCAAGATCGCGCGCTCGTCTGCATTTTGCGACGTGCCGTTGACGCGCCAGTCGGTGGTGAAGAAATCCCAGTAATATTTCTCAGCGCCCTCGAAATAGAGCTCGTAATGCAGGATCTCGTTGATGGCATAATCAAAGCCCTGCAACTCGCCGCGCTGGAACGCCTCCGGATTGGCCGTGCCCAGACGCCCCTCCAGCACCGCCTTGGCCTCGATCGCCACGCCGTTGCGCTTGTCGCGTACTGAGCCATAGGCGGTGAACTTCTTGCGCGCCGTGGCCCCAAGACCAAACTGCGTCAGCAGATCCGGATCCCAGCCCGCCAGCTTGAAGCTGGCCTCCAGCTTCTGAATGCCGAGGGCGACCTCGATCTGCACGCGCGAGCCACCAGGGTGATGGTCCTGGGTGATTTCCTGCAGGTTGGGCAGTTGCAACTCGGTCAGCGTCAGGTGCTTGGAGGCCGTGGGGTTTTCATCGCTGCAAAACAGGTTTGCGGCCTCCATGATGTAGATGTTGCTCATGGTATTTCCCTTTATCCAGTAATGGTGCCGACCTGCGCGAGCAGATCGTCGAGCAGCGCATCAAGCGCCGGGCGGTAGCGCGCGGACTGAATGCCGAGATAGCGCAGCACTGGCGCCTCCTCGGCGGCAAAGCTGACCGTGAATCGGCCTTGGCGCAGTTCCTCGGGCGTGTTTTGATCGCGCGTGAACTTCATCTCGAAGCCAAGGATGTCGCCATCGGCCTTGAGATTGCGCAGGCCGGTTTCCATCGTGTTCAGGATCGCCTGGATGGTCTGGCCCGTGATGTTGAACCGGCCAAGATAGAACCGCAGGGTCCGAAGCAGCATCAAGTGGATGAAGTCGCGCCCGCGGGTGACATTGTAAAACCGCCAGAGGTCGTCCTCGCCCGCGTTGTCTGTGCCAACAAAGATGAAGCCACCCTGACCGATCGCACTTTCCACGCCCATTTCACCGCGCAGGAGCACGCCGATATTGGCCGTCAGCAAGCGCTGGCCTTCGGTTGCGCCATCGGTGAGCGAGAAGTTGATGGGACGTGAGGGGCCAACAATACCTTGCACCGGCTGGTTGGCCCAGCTGTGGAAGGGGCGGCCCTGCTTTTCGTGGTCGCGGCGCACGCCGATGCCGATCACCGCGGGCGACAGCGGCTGAACGACACTCACCCCACCGTCAAACACCTTGACCGCCGGGTCGACCGGGATCAGGCGTTGCGAGGCAATCGTCTCGCGCCAATCGATGGCGTCCTGCTCGGTGGTGGCCGGGCCGTCGACGACCGCATGGGCTAGAAGCTTTTCGCAGATCGCGGGCAGTGCTGCGCAGACCGGGTTGGCCTCGCCAACGCCGCGCTGGCTGGTATAGCCCGGAGCACAGATGAGGCGCGGAATGATGCCCAGCTCGGGACCTGCGGTGATGAACGCCTGCAGGCCGGTCGAGACGCCGTCGCCGACGATATTGGCGATGGTCGCGTCCGCATCGGCACCGTCTTCAACGCGCACGATCACGACCTTGGCGGCCACCTGGAACTCACCGAGTTGCGCGTTGATCAGTGTGACCGCATCACGCAACGTGCCAGTTGCCCCGAGCGCTGTCAGCTTGGTGGCATCGTCAGAATAGAGGAACACTGGCGTATCGGCCGGGAACACCGAAGCATCAGCATCAGGCGCTGTGCCAATAAGCCCGACGACGGACATATCGCTCCAGACGGGCGGGCGCGGCTCGCTGTCGATCCGCGTGATGGAAATCCCGAAGGTCGGGTCGGACATGAGAAGGTCTCCTTGAATAGCCAAAAATCCCACGCGGCCGTCAGGCGCGCAGGGCATTGGCAATTGGGTCATTGAAAGTGGGCGTTACAGGCGCGTTTCGCGCTCCGGCACAAACTCAGAAAGTCAGCGTCGGTGTCGTGATATCGAGGTCGGTCTTTGTGTCGGACTGGATCTGGACCTCGAGGATCAGCGCCGGGCCCGCGGATGCCGTTGGTTCTCCAAAGACTCGGATCGCGCGAACAAAGCCACCGGCACCGTCATCGACAACCTCACCCACCTGCACATCGCGCACATCGGTGATGGCCAGCTTGGTGCTGATCTGTGTCAGGGCGGATCGCATTTGCACCTCCTCCGTCAATATGCACCGCCATCGACCAGATCGATCCGGCCTTGCAGCGCTGTCAGCGTTGATTGCAGGTTGGAAACCTGCGCAATCGTATGGCCATGGCTGCTTGCCGCTTTGCTCGCGAGCTGCGCTGTGAGGTTCGGAATGTCCCCGATCCCGAGCGCCACTTCCCCGGCCTGGCCGTTTACGGACGACACAGGTCCATTGGCCAGAACGCTTTCAGCAATATCCGCCGCGGCGGCCGCATCCTGTGCCGCCTGCTGGGCCAGTGCCAGGGCGCTTGAGACCGCAGCGG